GGCTGCGGCGTGGGCTGCGGGGAGGGATGCGGCGATGGCTGCGGGGAGGGCTGCGAAGAGGGATGCGGCGAGGGATGCGGCGAGGGCTGCGGCGAGGGCTGCGGCGATGGATGCGGCGAGGGCGTGGGATGCGGCGTGGGCTGCGGAACGCGCATGGCAACGCCAGCACTTCAACGCCACTGTCCTACCGCTACTTACTGCTGAATGAAGTTCGTTGCTGCGAAAGGAATCTAACCGTGGCTGACGAGGGAATCCGGTACGGGTGGCACTTCCTTCCTGCTGACGGGAAGATGGCTTCGTACAACGGCAGCCGCCGAACCACCGTGAAGGTGGGCGGGGTCTACGCGGTCAAGGGCGAGATCTTCGTGTGCCGGAATGGGCTACACGGGTCAACCGATCCGCTGGTGAGCCTTGACTACGCGCCGGGGGCGGTCGTGACGTGGTGCAAGTTTACCGGGCCGTTCTCAGACGACACCGATGGGAAGTTTGCCGCCCGATCGCGTGAAGTGATAGCGATGGCCGATGTGACGCGCGAACTGCACGAGTTCGGCCTATGGGCTGCTCGTCGCGCCATGCTGCGCGAGCGCAAGGCTGGCCGTGAGCCTGACAAGCGTTCGTGGGACGCGCTTGCCATCAAGCGCCGCTGGCTGGATGGCAAGACTACCGACTCCGAACTGGCTGCGGCGAAGGATGCGGCGAGTGCTGCGGCGTGGGATGCGTCGAGGGCTCCGTCGAGGGATGCGGCGTGTGCTGCGGCGTCGGATGCGGCGTTTGCTGCGGCGTCGGATGCGGCGTCGACTGCGGCGAGGGCTGCGAAGAGGGCTGCGGCGGGGGATGCGAAGAGGGCTGCGGCGTGGGATGCGGAACGTACCCACCAGCGCAAGATCCTTACCGCCTCCCTGAACCGCGCGCTAGGGCTGCTCTAGGCGATGACTGGAATCCGCAATCATCAAGAGTAAGGAGACTGACGTGATCGATCTTCACATTCACACCGCTATCAACCCGAGTGACGTTTACCCGGTGCCGGGATGCGATGAGTGTCGCCTCGCTGAATACGCACAAGCGCAGCACACGCCGGGGCCGTGGCACTACGCAACTAAGGGGCCGGGGCTGCTTGGAATCTACGCTGGCGAGCGGTTTGCGATAGCGTCCGACCTCATCGCAGGCATCGCGTCCGCTGACAATCAGGTGGCGAACGCCCGCCTCATCGCCGCTGCGCCTGACCTGCTGGCGGCGCTGGACTTCCTGACACAAGCCGCGCGCACTGAGCCGGGCATGGCTATCTACGCTGCACATCTGGCACAGGCTGAGGACGCCATTCGCAAGGCGCGCGGACAGTGACGCTTGCTTGGTCAAGTAAGGAGACTAACGATGACCACCATCAACAGTGACGAATATCGCCAGCGTGTGCCCTGCGTGCACATGACGATCAAGCGCTTCACGAAGATCGACCCGACGCGCGAATGGTTCATGCACCGCGACGGCCAGTGCGACGGCTGGGTCGGCTTCGACGCGACCGGGCAGAATGTGCACTGCCCGCGCTGCAACAAGAGCGCGCACATCACCAACGTACGCACCATCTACGGCAAAACGGACGATGGTGGGGAAGTAGGGGCGTAACGATGGGAATATTTGTCCTAGGTTTTATCATCGGGTTCGCAGCGCGTGAGTTGCTGCGACAGTATCACGAAGAGTTTTAGGGAGGGCGCATCGTGAAGATTTACGATTACATTCAAGACCCCGGCCACGGGTGGCTCAAGGTTCCGGTGTCGGAAGTTATGAAGCACAGGTTCGAACGTCCCGGTGCGGATGAGAAGTGGCCGTATCAGGGGCGGCGCGTGTCGTGGTTCTCACCTATTAAGGGCGCTTACATTTATCTGGAGGAGGATTGCGATATGGGTGCGTTCCTCGCCGCGCTGGAGGAGGACGGATTCGACAAGCCTACTATCAATGAAGTGATTGTTTCCGACACCGACAAGCGTAACCCGCGTAATTTCTAGGGGAGTAACTATGTCTGATGAATACAACGGCTGGACTAATCGCGAGACGTGGACGGCGGCGCTCTGGATCAACAACGATCAGGGTATGCAAGAGATCGCTATTGACCTTGCCAAGAGTGACAAATACGGGTACGCAATCCGCGATATGTTCGAGGATATCTCTAACGATGTGGCAGACGGTATCGCTACACGAGAAACAATCATGATGATTGTGGAGATCGGAAGCATGTGGCGCGTCAACTGGCGGGAGATTAGAGACTCACTTATTGAGGAGTAACAACATATTGATTGGTGTAGGATTGTTGAGTAGTGGAGAGAGATCCAATGCCGACGTTCTCACGCGGAAACTCTAAGACCGGCAACGTGATCACGTACTCGCGCACTCCCGGCGACACTTGTCCCGGTGCATCCGATTTGTGCGCCAGTATCTGCTATGCCAAGCGCCCATATCGGCGTTACTCGCAGACCCGCGCGCAATGGGACGCAAACGCAAGCGTCACGGATATCCCGACCCTGCCGCTAGGCCCCGCTACGATCCGGCTTCACGTATCCGGCGATTTCGATACTGCCGAATACATCCTAGCATGGTATTTCGCACTGCGTGCGCGTCCTGACGTGGTGGCGTGGACGTACACGCGATCGTGGCGCGTCCCGGAACTCCTGCCCTATTTGGAGAAGTTGCGCGGACTGCCGAACGTACAGATGTTCGCGTCCACCGATCAGGCCATCACCGAAACTCACCCGGATGGTTGGCGCGTGGCATTCATCGACGGTGACGATCGCTACAGCGGGATCACTTGCCCGGAACAGACCGGAGTCAAGGCATCGTGCGAGGAGTGCGGGATTTGCTTCATCGGCAAGCGCGGCAATGTCCGATTCCTGAAACACTAAGCCGCCTTAGCATTTAGCGGTATCATTAACAGTAGTTCAATATTTGTATCAGGTTCTTACGGAAGGGATTGGAATCATGCCTGCTAACATTGAGAAGATGGCTTATGTGTCGAGCGAGGGCGGTACGTGGCACGGTCTAGGCGAGGCGCTTGACCGCTACCCTACCAGCACCGAGATGCTGAAGGCGTCCGGGCTGGATTGGGGGGTGGAGCGCAGCCCCATGCTGGATGACACGCTGCGCCTGTTCCCCGGTCGCTACATCCTGCGCCGGGATTCGGATGGCGCACCGCTGGGGACGGTCGGTGACGGGTATCAGGCGGATGCACCGCGTGACCTGTTCGCGTTCGGTGACGGTGTAGTGCAGGACGGTCAGGCTACGTGGTCTACAGCGGGGTCTATCCTGCGCGGTGGACTGCCCAACGTGTGGGCATCGATGCGAATCGAAGATGACTGGCGCATCGCTGACGAGGAATACAAGCCGTACCTGTTTATTGCTACAGACTATGACGGCAAGTTGTCTTTTACTGCGAAGCCGACGGCTATCCGGGTGGTGTGCGCCAACACGTTCGCACTTGCGGAGAAGGCTAGCGGAGGGGTGACTATTAGGCATAACGCTAAGAATCGGGACGCGCAGTTTGCTGAGGCCCGTCGCCTACTGTCTATCACGACGGAAGAGATGCGCCGGTTCAAGACGTGGGCTGAGGAGCAGCAGCAGCGGGTTGCTACCAGCGACCTGACTACTAAGGTGGAGGAGATTATTGCACCGAAGCCGGTGAGCGATGATGTCGAGGTGCGCCGCAAGGCTGAGACGATGCGAGACAACGTGCTCACCCGGTTCAACAATGACTTCCTTGCACCGGAGATTGATCGTAACGGGCGCACGCGGTACTCACTGTGGAACGCAGTGACTGGGTACGCCGACCACGGGGCGCGTCTCCGCAAGACTGAGGGCAACACTGAGAGTCAGGCTCGCCTGATGTCTACGATGTTCGGGACTGGCGCTAACCTGAAGAGCAAGGCGTATGCCCTGCTCGCCACGTACTAGGGAGTAAGAAATGAAGAAGATTGTGAACGTTGCAGAGGTCGATGGCGAGGGGTTGGTCGCTATGCTTGGCGAGCCAATCACGTTGTTCTGCGTCAACTACATCTACAGCGGTCGCCTGACTGGTGTAAACGATACGTGCGTGCTGCTAGAGGACGCGCACATCGTTTATGAGACTGGCCCATTCGACGCCGCAATGTGGAAGGACTCGCAGCGACTCCCCGGCGGCACGTGGTACGTGCAAATCTCTGCGATTGAGTCATTCGGCGGGGGCAAGTAATGCAAACCGTTTTGAAGCAGCGGTCGCGGTCGTGGTCGTGGTCGGGGTCGCGGTCGGGGTCGCGGTCGGGGTCGCGGTCGTGGTCGGGGTCGCGGTCGCGGTCGCGGTCGTGGTCGGGGTCGCGGTCGGGGTCGTGGTCGTGGTCGGGGTCGCGGTCGCGGTCGCGGTCGTGGTCGGGGTCGCGGTCGGGAGTCTATCAAAATTGCTAATGAGGGGAACAAGTAATGAATGAAACAAATAGCGAGTACGAATTCCCACCGTCTACGCTTGCCCATATTCGAGAGAAGATGGAAGAAGGCGCAATGCTATCCACTCAAGTAGAGATGCTAGAGGAGTTCAATGATCTTCTCGATGACCTTTCACGGGAGGGGCGGTGCGGTTGTGCTCAATCTGAGTTCCTTTCCGCTGTGTCAGCACGCTATGCCAACGCTTTACGTGGGTGCTACACTCAATTCCCCGGCCAGTCTGTCAATGAATTGCAGGAGTTTGCTAGACAGTACGCTGATTTCATGATTGAGGTATGCGATATGTATGAGTCAGTGGTTGGGGTGCATAGCGATGAGTAGTTCTTTCGAGCACCAGAAGTTAGACGGTCTGCTCGCTGCTAAGATGGCAGACTACCTTATTGCCATGACGCCGGGAGTAGATAACAAAGAGCGCAACGGATTGATTACTCACCTGTATTCTTTCCTGCGTAACGAAGCAGACTGCCCGGTGTGGGCGCACGATTTCGGCTGGCCGCCGATTGAACACGAAGAGGATTAACGTGAATCAGACTCAAATGAGAATCAACAATAAACTTTACTTCACTGACGATTGGCGTAAGGTTAAGTGTCTTTACTAATGGAAACAGTTGAATACAAGACGCTCATGAAGCGCGGTCGCAAGCCAGTGATTACTACGAAGTTGCTTGGCATTAAGCCGGGCGAGGTAGTTGAGTGGCACAACAATTCACAGCGGACTATCTACCTGCTGGCGCGTCGTAATAACCTAAAGGGAAAGTTTGCTACACGTATTATCGACGGCAAGATGTATGTGTCACGCAAGGTAGAACCCGATGCGCCCGAGTTGGGATGATTACTTCAATGTGATTGCCATTGATGTGTCCTCTAGGGCTACGTGCCCTAGGGCGCATGTCGGTGCAGTCATTGTGTCTGATGACAATCGCATCCTAGCAACGGGGTACAACGGTTCACCACCGGGAGAACCCCATTGCATTGATGAGGGTTGTGTCATGGAGGATGGTCATTGTCAGAGGGCACTACACGCCGAGGTGAATGCGGTAGCGCATGCTGCTAGGGCTGGTATTCCAGTAGGCGGATCGAGGTTGTACCTCTATGGCAGCAACGGATACCGTGAACCGTGCAGAGAATGTTTTAAGGTATTGAAAGCGGCAGCGGTTCGGTTCGTGCTGTCCGAGTAACCTATCTGGTTACGCCCGAAGTGTAGCATACCCGTCAACCTTTCGGTTGTAATTTATTGTGTTAGCCTCTAAGATTTAACAATCCAAGTCACCCCATTCAGGGGAGAACGGTGAGATAATCTACTCAGCCCGCCCCTGACATCTGGGGAGACGCCAGAGGGTGGGCAACAATGGCGGCGTCGGCGTGGCGAGATGACACGCACGTACACTCATTAGTTCTTAGTTCACCCTACTGTGTAGGGGACGAGGGGCTGGCGGTGGACGGACTGGGGAGTAGTCAGGGCAGGACTGACACGCCACCTCCAAAGAACGGATACCTTTTGAAGTACCTATTCATTGCACCGCTGCTCATGTACGGTGCCCTGTGGGCGCAACGCCCCGAACCCCCGACCATCAAGATCACCAAGGCACCCGTGGAATATATTGTTACAGATTTTACTCCGGGTGTGGAGGTGCAGGATGGTTGGGCTAGGTCACTTACTTATGAACAGTGGCGTGCAGTGTTGGTATTCCCGGAGGAGTACCAGTACGCAATGGCTCGCATCGGGTGGTGCGAATCTAGGTTTGACCCTACTTCAATCGGTTACTATGGCGAGCGTGGCGCATGGCAAGTGCGTCCTGAATTCTGGGGAGAAGTGCCACCCGACCTATTAGGTCAGGCTCGTCAGGCATCTCTGATTGTCCAGCAGTGGGGAACTGAACCGTGGTCTACTAAGAATGGTTGTGATGGTTGGGGCAGATGAATGAGCAGTTGGACACACTGTGACAACTGCGGCAACGCTGCCAAGGATGATGAACTTGACGGCTGGTACGCAGTGTTCTGCCCCGAGCATAGAAGCCAAGAACTGTTAGAACTGTCGGCATTCTTTAATGCACAAATAGTAGGAAGGCGTAAACAGGAACCACTTGAATTCTGTTCCGCCAACTGTGTCCAATCATACTTCTTTTGGAAAGATAAACTGAATGTCGGCAGTCCTGATTCTTAGTAAGTCGCCACGGTTTCACACTGCGCTGCACTGTGATTCTATCTACAATCCTAATATGGTGAACAAGATTGATAGCGTAATTGTTACCACTCTTGAAAAGGCAAAGGCCAGTGGCAAGAGACGGTGCAAGAACTCCGAGTGTATCGCCACCCCCTACTACTGGTGGAAGGAAGGGGAAGACCTGCTATGAATATAACTAATAAGTTATACCTACCAGAACCGCTATACATGGCGGTGGCTACCGCACCGTACTCGCGTGGCGAGTCTGACATCTCCGCTACCGCGCTCATTGATTCGCCCCGCAAGGTTGCACTGGAAGAAAAGTACAGTCACCTATTGGGTGAAGACATCTCTAAGATGGGCGCAATGATTGGCGGCAACGCCTTTCACGCCTACGTTAAGGGCACCGGAGAACTTGACGACGCGCTGCGCCTAACCATGAAGGTCAATGGTTGGGTGGTATCGGGTCAGACTGACCACGTTACCGGCGAACACATCATCGACTACAAGACGTGCCGGGTAGCGAAGTACATGCGCGGGCTGAACAAGGGGCACGAGGATTGGGAGGCGCAACTTAATATCTATGCCGAACTGCTACGCTCTAATGGATATGAAGTAAACAAACTTAGTATCTGTGCGTGGCTCAAAGACTGGTCTATTGAGAACGCCGGGTACGACAACGGCTACCCTGAGTCAGACATCGTGATGATTGACATCCCGCTGTGGCCTGTATCTAAGGCTCAGGATTACATCATCGAGCGCGTCCTGCTACATCAGGCTGCGCGCAAGTCACTGCCGCTGTGTTCCCCCGATGAACTATGGGGCGAGGATACGTGGGCGGTGATGCGCCCCAATGCCAAGCGTGCGTCAAAGGTCGAGAAGACTGAGCAGGATGCACAGGGATGGATTGACAGTAAGCGGGAAGCGGGAGACGCTACCGAATACTGGATCGAATACCGTCAAGGTGAACCCAGACGCTGTAGATTCTACTGCAACGTCGGTAAGGCTGGACTCTGCGACCAGTATGAGCAGGCCAAGTTGAACGAAGGAGTTGCGTAATGTCAAACTTTACTCACCGGATTGCATGGGATACACCCTACTGCTACACCGAAGTAACCTACGATACCGATGAAGTCATGACCGATGAGATCATGCAGAGCCTTGCCAATCACGCTGTGTCTATGGAGGCAGCGATGCTGGAGGTTGGTGGCGGCCCGCGTCAGTACTCTCCTGCTGGTCAAGAGGCGATGGCTAACGGTGCTGTGCCAGTGGCGGGGAACCTGCCTAGCAACAACGTAAGTGGCAAGACTTGTAAGAACTGCGGTGGCCCCACTAAGGCTGGTGATTGGCGCAATGGTCAGTACGGTGTATCCCGTCCGTTGGAGTGCCTGAGCGGGTGTCTCAACGAGAAGGGCTACCCTCTGGCTACGTGGGAAAAGAAGAAGTAATTGCCGCGTAGGGACAGGCTGCCGCCGCATTCAGTAGATGCTGAAGAGGCAGTGCTTGGCGCGATTCTTGTCGAGCCTAGCGTCCTAGACAAGTGCACCATAGCCGGGTTGCTTGCGGAAGATTTCTTTCGCGAGCATCACGGCTGGGTGTACTCGGCAGCGTTAGCGTGTAGGGATGCCGGGCTAGACCCCGGCATCATTACTGTTGCGGCTGAACTAAACAAGCGTGGAAAGTTAGACGAGTCAGGCGGGGAACCGCTACTCGCAAACTTGGTAGCCAAGTGTCTTACCCCTATCGGGGTAGAGACGCACATCAAGATGGTCGGGGATACGGCTCGACTGAGGCGTACTCTGGTAGCGGCTGGGCAGATTGCCCAACTGGCTTACAGTGAGGAAGACCCTAGTTCAGTACTTGAAAAGGCCCAGTCACTTATTGGTGGGCTGGTTCGGGTCAAGGACAGCGGGCTAGAGAAACTTACTGGCGCTCACGTAGAGCAGGCGGAAGGCCCAGAGTGGGGCATCCCTGCTATTGATGGTGTGACAATGGGGATGGCACCGGGACGCATGACTATCATCGCTGCACCTACTGGTCAGGGTAAGTCTATGTTGTCCGGTCAGATTGTCAGGCAGTTTGCTGGTACTGGTGGGCGGGCGGCTATCTTCACGATGGAGATGTCTAACCAAGAGTACCTTTCTCGCATGGCCCATGCTATCTCGGGGGTGCGGATGCGTTCTTCCAAGAGCGACCCTGCATTTACTGAGTTTGAGCAGGAGCAACTGAATGATGCACGTTCGGTTATTGACAAGTGGGATTTGTATTCGTCTGACAAGTCTTCCGTCAGTGCCAACGGTATTGCCGCTTCAGTTAGGGCGCTTTCGAGCGAGCGCCCGGTCGGGCTGGTGCTGATTGACTATCTGCAACTGATGGCCCGTGGCGGTGATAGCCACACCAACGACGCAGAGGCGCTGAAGGCCATTACAGGGGCTATGAAGGGCCTTGCAATGGAGGTCGGCTGCCACGTAGTGATGGTTAGCCAGATGAACCGGGCTTCCCTGAGCGAGATGCGCCGCAAGGAATCAAATCTGGCGGAGTGCATCATTACCGAAGAGAAGTTTCCGATTCCATTTGCCGAGTCTCTAATGGGTGGGGCGGTGGAGAATGATGCTGACTTACTTGTCATGCTTCAGAAGCACCCCGGAGAACACTGTTATAATCATGTCGAGGTATGCGTGGTGAAGAACCGGAACGGTATCACCGGGCATTCGATGATGATTAGCAACTATGCACTTGCTAGACTAGAGACAATGGATTTGTATGCCGTTGGGCGTGTGGCATCGGGTGACTTGTACAAGCATCGCGCCCTGCTGAAAGACCAAGGGTTGTATATCGGTGACTAATCAATACCAGATTCACAAGGTAAACGAACAGTTCTCCGTAACTCTGGTTCGAGAACTAGAGGAAGAACAGATGCAGGGCTACGAAGAGGTGGCACGCTTCGACTCTCTGAAAGAGGCGACTAACTACGCAGGAGAACGTGGCGCAGTCATCATTGATTTTGATGCACTGTTGACAACTAACGCATAATGGATTGTGTGCATCACTGGGTTATTGAATCTCCCGGTGAGGCGAGGGAGCGTTGGAATGAGCAGTCTCTCGAAGGCGAAGGCCAGACTTACCAGTCTCGATGCAAAAAATGCGGCGCTGAAAAGGATCACATCTCAGACCGCAAGTTTGACTACCTTGCAGAAGAAGTCAACAAGTCTAATTTCTTCCCAGAGGACATGCCGGAAATGCATCGGAGGGCTAGTCGTCGGCGGCTGGGGCGAGAGTAGTTGCATCAACTGTGGCTGGGCGGAAGAGTACGAACTGAACCGCCGCTACATGGAAGGTGTGATGGCTAGGATGGCAGAGTCTGGGCTGTCTATCCAAGCAGAACGATTCAACTTCGAGAAGAAACTTTCTCTCGGATGAACTTGCATTGCCCTCGGTGTGAGCAGTGGGTGCATATCTCACAGATGGTCACTGTCGAGGGTGATGGGTATGACTACATGGTGTGCAAGCCTTGCCTGACGAAAAAGGATAAGCGTGCCTGAGCCCCGCGTCCCCACCAAGTACACGCTCAAGAAGTATGGCATTACCGAAGAGGATTGGCGTGCGATTCTTGACAGGCAGGGTGGTGTATGCGGGGTGTGTGGGCTAGTGCCTGAGTCTGGCACGTTGCACATTGAGCATGAGCATGTCAGAGGTTGGAAGAAGATGCCCCCTGAAGACCGGAAGCGGTTTGTCAGGGGGCTTTGTTGTTTCACCTGTAACACCCGGTGGGTAGGGCGGGGCGCTACGCCCCAGAAACTACGCGCTGCCGCTAAGTACCTAGAGGAATACGATAGGCGCAAGTATGAAACGATCACCGATGCGCCGAACCAAGGGGCTGAACAAACAGTCAGCAAAAGGAAAGCAAAACCATCAGGACTGGATAAAACGCAGGGACGAAAAGTTAAGGGTACATCCATCCTGTGAGGGTAAGGGCGTCATTGAAGGTGACTGTTGGGGGTGGATGACAGTACACCACAAGATGCCACGTAGCATGGGTGGTACGCAGCATGACGACTCGCCGCTAGTAACGCTCTGCGTTAAGCACCATGACTGGATTGAGGGGAATAGGGAATGGGCGAAAGAGCATGGGTGGCTTCTAAGGAAAACGTAATGTGGGGCTGGTGTGACTACTGTGATCCATTCGGAGAGTTCACGCCAGCGTACCTGTCAAAGAACATGCCTACTGTAAGGTATTATGATACCTACAAGTTATGCCTTAGTTGCAAGTGTGTTACTATTATCGAGGACAGGGGAGATGGTTAACTCAGCACTCCAATGTAAAGAACGAGGTGAAGTCATGAATACACCTGAACGCGCCCCCACGCCGGAGCCGGTGACACCTGACCTAGAGGAAGCGCGCAAAGTGCTGATGCGGTCGCACGACTGCTTTGAATGGATCGCGCGATGTCAGGACGAGTTATCGGCCTTCGAGGCTGCTGCCATCGCAAAGGGCCGCGCAGAGGAGCGTGGGCGTATTCAGACACAGGAGTGCCCCGAAGAAGAGCCGGTGTATGCCAGAGACATCATCCAGCGCATGACCGAGGCGCTGATCTGGTGCGGCGGCTCTCCCTCGTTCGGCCCGGATGGCGAGGCTCGCGAGGGGTGGCTGAAACTCTGTCGCCCGCTGATTGACGAGGCGCTGCGCTTGCCGCACGACCCGGCCCCTCCTACCGAATCCGAAGCACGCCAGAAGATGATCTACGCCCCTGCGGAAGTCCCTGCAAGGGATGGTGAAGCGTGAGCGATCAGCGCCCGCTCCTCCTGCTGCCCGAGGTGGCCGAGGAACTGCGCGTGAGCGTCGGGACGCTGCGCAACTGGATTCGTGACGGCAGGGTGCGCGCGATTCGGCTACCGGGCGGCACGCTGCGTATAACCCGCGCCGAGTTCGATCGCGTGGCTGCATCTGATGGGAAGGTGGAGTAGATGGTTAATGTAAATCCGTGTAAGGTAATTCCAAACACCAGCATTGTTTCTGGCATGCCTACAGTAAGTGGTGGGCCGTTCCCGCAAAGCGTAGTAATGAACGTCACCAGCCCGTATGGGCCGCGCGACCCTATCTATACCCCAAACGGGACTACTTCAAACTTTCATTTTGGTGTAGACTTTTGGACACCGGGGCAACAGCCACCGCTAGTAGCAATGACCGACGGTGTAGTCCGACTCTCTGTTGCTGGTGATAGCATTGTTGGCAACTGGATTCGTGTTGAGAACGATGAATACTCATGGGAGTATTATCACCTCGACCAGCCGCCGCCACTTAAGATTGGCGATGATGTAGTAGCCGGTCAGGTAGTAGGTCAGGTGGGCGCAACTGGCATGGCTACCGGCCCTCATCTCCACCTCGGCATCCAGCAGAACGGGTCAACGGTAGACCCCATGCCGTTCCTTGTAGGCGGCGGGCCATCCGTATCAATCACCCCTGAGTTCCGTCCATCACCGCCGCTGTTCTCTGAACAGGGAACATCCCTTGTGACGTTTACTGGCGGCACGTCAACAGACATTGAGAACCTTGCACGTCAGGCTGGCGCAACTGGTGCATGGGTACAGGACAAGACTGGCAAGTTCCAACTCTTGATTGTTGACGGGCCGGACTTCATGCGTCAACTATTTGATTCAGCGTTTCCCACGCCGTTTGGCGTGTGTGCAATTAGCCTTACGAAAGCATTGGGAGGAATGTAATGATTAAGTATCTTTGGAACAAACTGCCATACGAAGAGCAGAAGTTAATCTCTGGTGCTATTGTCGCACTTCTTGCGGCAGGGGCGGTACGCACCATGGAAGGAAGCATCGTGGTTGACACGGTAGTAGCAACTACGGTGCTGGTACGGTACGCAACCGACAGCATCCAGCGTGCGCTTGAGCCCAATGAGTAACTACATGAGTACCGAGGGGGAAGACCTCGGCAACTGTGGCGATCCGTCATGCGATTTATGCCGCAACAGTAAGACGATTCTAGAGCGGGCTGCTGATGCCGTGTTCAATGACCGGCAGGAAAACTACGGGCATCCGTCTCGTAACTTTGCACGCATTGCCAGTCTTTGGAATGCGTATCTAAGTCAGTATGGCACAACAAAAATTGCCTCTGAAGATGTTGCTATCATGATGATTCTCATGAAGGTAGCGCGTCTGATTGAAACCCCAGACCACGAAGATTCTATCGTGGATATTGCTGGCTATGCCGAGGCATACGCCCGCATGCTGGGCATCGACAAGTAAACCCTGTGGCGGGGTGAGGTAACGATGAAACACTTAATCGTAGATGTACCGACTAACGAGGTACATCTGTACCCCATCTCTGACGTTCAAGTGGGCGCAGCGGGTGTGGCTACGGAGCAGTTCGTAGCCCACATTGCTGAAGCAAAGAAAGACCCACTGGCAATGTTCTTTGGAGGGGGCGATTACACTGACTCGCTCTCACCGTCCAACAGGAAACATCTCAAGGCTGCGTTCTTACGTGGTGATTTGTACGACACGCCAGAAAGTATGCTTGAAGAGAAGGGCAAGGAACACGCCCGCGAGTTCCTTGAACTGGTAGAGGGTACTGAAGGGCAGTGGAATTTCTTGCTGAAGGGGCACCACCTTAATGAGTACAAGGTGCAGAACTCTGACGGTACTCATACTATCCGCACCACTGACCATGACATTGCCGAGGCTTTAGGTGCCCCATATCTAGGGGAACCCGGTGAGAAGATTGGTCAGGCGCTTATCTCTTACCGCTTCCCTGCACACGTAGCGGGGCGCAAGCGCCCTGTGATGCGTATGTTCGCCATGCATGGGCAGGGTGGGGGCGGTACGTGGGGTGCGCCACTCAACCAACTGGAGAAGATGAGCAAGGGCTTTAACGCCCACGTCTACTACGTAGCCCATCACCACAAACTGCTGTCCGGTGCTACGGTAAAACTCCATGAAGGCCCCGAGGCTACCACGAGGCTGAAGGCTACGGACTCACGGGTTGTGGCTGGCGGATCATGGCTGCGCGGGTACATCCCCGATGAGATTACCTACGCTGAGGATGGCGTTATGCCCCCTCTCGCCATCGGTGCCCCGGTTATCTACGTAACATCCATGAAGGATGGGACGTTTAGGATTAAGGTACTGACGTGATGCACGTTGCCCGCGCCGCATCTAGGCTGAGTCCAATCAAGCCGAAGATGGGTGCTGCTATCGTCAAGGGCGGACGTGTGCTTGGCGTAGGGTACAACCGCCCCGGTTCAACCCAGTGGAATCACTGGTCAAGACACGCAGAAACTACCGCCATCATTGCAGCGGGGGATTGCAGGGGCGCTACGCTGTACGTGTACCGCGAGCATGGCATGACCGGCGAGCCGATGATGGCGAAGCCATGCTCAGGATGTGAAGAAGCCATCTCTCTCGCTGGTATCAGGCGGGTAATCTACACTAAGCCTGAATAACAGAAAACCCCCAGGAGGTGGAGCCGGGGGTTCTCTGCGGAGAGGGACACGAGGCGAATCGGCCTCTTTGAGTATTCTAGCCAACGACGCATAGGCCGTCAACCCCCTAATCTTCTTCTTCCTCATGCGGGAACCACGTAGTCATTAGTGAATCAATGCCAGCGTGTAGCAAGCCGATAGCGTAAGCCGCTGGCACTTCGGTACCAAGCATCTCAAAGTACCCGGCTTCTTCGTCATAGACAATGACTACGGTGTAAGCCTCTGGGTGTTCAGCAAGAGTCTCACTCAGGGCAGTCATCATTTCCTCTGAGTTGGTGGAACCGAGAATCTTTTTTACCTCATCGTTAATGTCAAAGTCCATGTTACTGACCTAACTTATCTCTGATAAAACCCTCGGCAATAGTTACCAAGAAAGCCGCTGCGCTACCTATCCCAAAGACAGTAGCAGGGTTGGGGGCGGTACGCTCCTCAATCTTGGTTCTTAAGATTGCCAACTCTTCGAGTACACCCGGCTTGCCATTACCGTATACGGTGTGAGACATCTGTTCGATAGCCGTAATGATGGCGTCCTGCTTTGTCTCTATGCGCGCCAGCCGGTCAATAACCTCATCGCTCATGGGTTAGCCGGGATGCTTTCTAGGGAACCTTGCCCAGCGGCCACCAGTACCCCATCGCCAGTCCATCGGTACGTCCACGTACCGCCCTGATTGATAACAAAGTCACAGTAGTAAACGCCTGTAGAATCCTTGGTGATTTCAGGGTCGATACCGTAGACGTATGTTACCTCCGTACCATCGGGAGCGTGGGTGGTGAATTCAACATCGGTAGGGTCAGCCTCATCCGTATACAAGTCCGTAAACGTAGCGGTGATTCTGACCGTATTCCCCTGAATATATGCGGCGATTGGAGCACCGTAGTTATTCATTAAAATGCCTGACTTTCTACTGCTACGTTTGTTGCAGTCACTCTAATCGTTACTAGAGTGTAAGCACTGGTTAGGCTCACACTACCCGCAAACCCTACTTGTTGACCTGTAAGAACCAGCGCGCCGGGGGTGGGGCGCACCACCGACAATAGCCTTGGAACGCTGCCAGAGAGGACTAGTGACGCGCGAGCGGGGCGCGTGACATATGTTAGGGTCGGCGTGCTAAGGCTGGTAGAAAGGGCTCCTGCGGCTGGATTGATTGAATCCGTCAGTGACGGCGTTAAGCCAGTAAGGGTCAGGCTTCCAGCCGTTGGCCGAAGAATGGACTTAAGTGCTGGTGTGCGGCCAGTAAGCGTTAGAGACCCAGCAGACGGTGAAATTACAAAACTGATAATAACGCTTGGCGTCTCACCCGTAAGGGTAAGCGAGCCAGCCGCTGGATTAATCAGATAACCAACTAGGACTGTAGGCGTCGATCCGCTGAGGGTAAGCGATGCTGCCGCTGGGGCAATTTTAAGGGTGATGCTGGGGGTAAGCCCAGTAAGCACCAATGACCCAGCAGGGGGCTTAATGTATTCACTCACAATAACTCCGGGCGTTTGCCCGGTAAGGGTCAGACTTCCAGCAGCGGGCGCAATCTTAGATGTCAGCGATGGTGTTTGGCCGGATAGCGTCAGCGATGCGGCAGCAGGCTTCAGCGTCGTCTTCAGCGAGACTGCCTGACCCGTTAATGTCAGTGCCCCTGCATCGGGACGCAGGGTTGACTTAAGTGTCGGCGTTTGCCCAGTAAGCGTCAGGCTGCCAGCGGCAGGTGCAATATATTTACCTACATTAACCGATGGCACCTTGCCAACGGTGTTAAGCGTAGTTTCATTCAGGTCAAAGTCATATCCGGCATCGTCAAAGTTAAATCCGTCATAGATAACATATCCGGGAGCCGGAGTAATGACGTAATTCATTTACCAGATTCCAATTAAACCGGCAGCGGCTTGTTACTAGAAGATACAGTAACAAGCATACCCGAAGTCTTAAGGACTCGGATTGCTTTAGCGTTGACGTTTGGTGAAAAGTTTACAGTTACCGTATCGCTGTTGACCAGCGCAGAAGTAGCCGTGGCTACGTACAATGCTACGGGTGTACCATCGTTAGATGCTGAACCAGCAGTGCGGTTTTGCAGAAATGCTTGGTTGTAGGTATTACTCTTGGAGTCTACAACGCTGCTAATGGCACTTGCGCCAGAAGTACCAGAGTTGTCAGCGGCAATAGCAACAAGCACAAGTTCATTGGCGCTTACCCCGGTAGCACCAATAGTCGCAGCGATATTTGCTGAACCAGTCTGGTTTCCAGCCCCAACGAGCGACGTGACGACAATTGCCAATTACGCGCTCCCCACGCTCCGGGACATTCTAGTCCCGGAGCGCTACTGTTTACTCTGTCAGTGGCCTTACGCCAGCGTGAACAGGTTGTTGCTGCCGGACACCGTAAGAGAGTTACCAGCGGCAATCGTTACGTCAGCCGGTGCAGAGTCTAGGGTGCAGTAGCACAGCACGTTACCACCGGACTCGTAGACAGCAGCGAACCGCGCTGTAATGCCAGAGCCAGATGCATTCCATGTTGCGTCAGTGATACCAACAGTGACAGTAGTAGTACCAGAAAGAGAAAGCGTAACCGATACACCACCAGTAGTGTAACCGTTAGCGTTCGACACTTCGTTGGTAACGCCAGCGTAGGTGGTAGTCGCAGCGCCGAGGTTAGACGACGAAGTAAACAGCGCCATCTTGTACGTGTCGCTGTCAATGTCGAACGTACCGTTTAGAAGGTACGTGCGGCTGTTGTTAGTAAACGTCCATGCGGAAGGTGCGGCCATTTAAGATTCCTTTACAGATAGAGTAAGTTTTGCGGGCGAAATAACAACTTGATTGCAGGCGCATCGCCCCCCACACTTGCAATCATTTACGTCAGCGTTGTTGTTTTCCAACCCACTGTCCTATCAAAGATAGACAACTTGATATCACCACTGTCTAGCCAGAAGTACGTTAGTCCTTCTGGACAGTTGGTCTGAGTAGTAGGGTCGCTATCCGCAAAGGGAATAACGAAGGAGCCAAGCGCCAACTGGTTAGCAGTTGGGTTGGTGCGACCAGCGTTCGGGTACATGTTCATTAGATGTACTCCGACTGACCGGTGTTCCACATGTGTAGGGTAAGTTCAACGCACTCGATACCGTTACCGTCACGAGTCTTGAGGTCATGGCGGTTACGCACGTCGGCTACCATGCCCCACCGCTGCTGTCCACCGCCACCGGGAGGGATGTCGTCAGGGAGGGTGATACGGAATGGGCCACTGGACTGCTGGCTCATCAGCAGCGAGAACGTGTCCATTACTTCGTTGTTGGTGTAGTTGGTGCCAGTTAGTTCGATCAGCACCACAATCTCTTCAATGATGGCGGGGCGTTCGTCGTACTCTAGTTCCATCTGCCCGTTGATTTCAGGCGGGGTGGAAGAAGAGTTAGACCCACCGGCTACCTGAGTAAGCCGAGGCTTGATAGTACGCCCGGTCATGGATGCGAGCGGGTAGTAATTCAGGACTGGGTAGATGGTCTGAACGCCGTCATCATAAACAGTCCCAATGTCAACGTAATCGTTGCCATCTTCGGGGTCGAACACTACGCCAACAGTCCAATTGTCACCGGGCTCCATGCTTACTGTGCGAAGGCGGACTAGGCGTAGGGTCTTCAGGAGGTTGGGATCAACGTCCAGTTCAGTCCCGTACCACGTTCCGCCCTCAGTGGAGTACACGCGGGTTGGCATGAGGTCATCACGGCCAATACGAGAGATAGTCTCGTATGCCATGTTGCTGTCTTCGCCCCACATCAGCGTGGTGTCCGCTGTGCTGTTAGTGGAGAAGATTGCCTCGACCTGAGTGTTTGGCAGGTAGTGCATGGGGTAAAAGTCAGGCTGACCAGTAGAAGCCGTTTGCGCCCCGTATGCACCCTCGGCGGCAGACGTTGAGAACACGCACCGGTAGATGTAGGTGTCATTGCTGGTGGTCAGATAGGCCACGAACAACTCACCACGTTCGGCCCAGACGGCTGTAGGAACCCCGTTGTGACCGGTAAACGCGCGCATGCGCTCTCCGATGCCTACAGGGTTATCGGTCGTACCATTGACCGCACGGAGGCCGATGTCAGTGATGGCAAAGTTCCAGCCCCATCCGGGGTCAGCCCACTGTGCTCCATTAAGAAGGGACTTGTGGTTGGCTAGGGCGCGGGACAGGGGGATTGGCTTGCCTTGGTCAGTAAAGGTGTATAGCCCAGTCTCGCTACCGAAGAAGGTGAATGGGCCGAACGGCCCAATGCCGGTAGCATTGACCAGAGGGTCGCCAACCTGTAGCGGGGCAGATAGTGTTTCAAAACTATCTAGGGTGTAAATAACCCAGTTGTTGTTAGTACCGGCAGAGTTTGCATTGATAAACCACAGCCGGTCAGAACCCGGAACCATTGCCGTACCGTATACAAGAGTATTGGTAAGATCTTCGGTGTCTGTGTATATAGCGGAAGTAGATGTAACTCCGGTTCGCGTTTGGATAGGCTGAGAACCGCCAAGGCCCACTCGCCCGTATCCATACCAACTTGCCGCACCTGCTACCGGTGCAGACCATAGTTGTGAGTTAACTGCACTCCATGTAGGAATGTATACCTGAGTGCTAACATACCCACGATGAGCAAAGATAGAACCAGCCTGCTCATCAAAATATTGGGTATTTGTAATCAGTGGCCCTGAGTCAAAGAAGTAGTCACTTTCATCAAAAACAAACTCATCATAAATAGAGTAGCCAATTGATGGTGACGGGTCTTGGCCGCTAAGGTCAATTGCGTTTCTCGCACCCTTTGAGATAAGGCGCTTAGGCCAGCGGGTGTCTAGGTTCTGTACGTAGTCAGTGCGGAGCATGCCTCCAGACATTGACTGACGAGAGGAGCCGATTGGCCCCCAGATATCCCAAGATACTCGGCGTAGACGAGCCGGGTCGGTGACGTTGGTAGCACGGAAGTTGCGCTGGATACTCCGCGTGCCGCTTGGCAGCAGAGTCTCAGAGACGATTGCGTATCGCCTTCCGTCTAGAGACAACTCACCGACAGAATAGTCTGGCAACTACGCAATCCTCTGTGCAAACATCCAGCACCCAGTACCAAATGTAGTAGTGCTGTTAGAGGAGTTTTGCGCCCCCTGCAATGTCACCGTTCCAGCATTAGAACCATTGACAACTAATAAGTCTACTGTAATTAAACCATCACTTAGCCATGCTACGTTAATAGTTCCAGACTTACTAGAATCATATGCAAGGAAAGAACTAGAAAAAGATGATGAATTTGTTTGCTCTGGTGGTGCACCACTTGGTAAGGTGGTGGGAGTCCCCGTGTTGTCATTTTGATATGCTGGCCTAATACCGCTAATTCGTACGGCAGTCGGAGAAGAAGGCCCAGTAAATTGTAGTTTTACTCCACCTGTGCCACCGTATGTAATAGGTAAATTATACCTAGCAACATATACGCCACTTGCGGCTGCTGAAAAGGAAAAAGTACCGCTTGATGCATTAATATCAGCAAATGTGGTGCTTGTAGTAAACGTTTGAGAAGATGATTTGTACTTGTAAGTAAAAGGGCTTGCAACAGCCGGGATTCTTTTATCAATCTTTGTAGTAATGTTTGCGGCTACTGTCTGTGCCGCTTCTACTTTGACCAGCGCGATTGCAGTTCGATCGCCTAGCGTTGGAACTGATGGGGTTGCGGCTGCTGTGCCGCTTACAACCACTGCTGCTCCAGTGTTGTCAATTGCCAGCCATGTCCAGCGCGGGTTAGAGCCATCGGCAACCAGAGTCCAAAATGCCGAACCGCCAGTGACTGAAACAACAGAGCCGAAGTGGGTGATTGAGCCCGACGCGCAATCTACTGTCATGTTAGATGCAGAGTAGGTTGGGGCGCATCCGCTAATAACGTTGTATAGAGCCGTGTTGCCCTTCAGCATTCCGTCTGCTGCGGATACAGGCTCAATGCTGGCTACGTTAGTAAACTGGTATCCGCTCATTAGAGTCGTCCAAACTTAACTTCAGTTACATCTAGGTCAATTAGCGGTGCAATGATTTTTTGTGCCTCTGATTCAGTGTTGCATGAATCAACAATCTGCCCGCGATGCACTACTTCCCATGTTGTCTTGCTATCTGCGTCCACTCGCTGAATGAAGGTAAACGTATCAACCTTCCGCTTTGCGGCGGAATCGTCTAGTGGCATTACGCCCCCCTGATTTCATACCTGACCGGAGGCTTCGGCACCGGCAGACTTACAGCATTGTTGGTAATACGGTTCCACACGCTTGCCTCTGCGTTCATCACAGTGTCAAGACGTGCGCGGTCTTGGTTAGGCTTGTTAGCCTGTAGCATGAAGCGCAGCAATCCAGCGGTAAGGGCACGGCGGAACTCGTCCGGCACCACGCTTGAGTCTGATGTCATCGGGTATGGAAGCGGGCGGCGAGAGTACACAATAATCTGGCTGAGGATAGCCGGGTACTTTTGCAACTCAATAGTAGGTACGCCACCGATGTTGCGAACGACGTTGTTAATCTCCGACTCGTAATAGAACTGGGAGCCAGCGTCACGAATCTGGAAGGCGTTGGGCGCAGCGACAGTGTTCTGCATGAACACGGCAGCGTGGAACTGCGCCACTCCGTCAGCCTCTAAGACAAGAGTAAACTCTGTCTGACTGGCGTTGGGCGTAACGGACAGGGAAAGGTACTGAGGTACGCCGTCACCAGTGTGGTAGTCACTCCATGTAGTTGTGTAACCATCGTAGATACCGACGCGCGCATTGTTAGGGGTATTTGCTACCACCCATGCAGCACCACGGATAGGGATGTAGACGGGCGCAATGCGCCTTGTAAGCCACTGTACGAGTGGCTGGGAGAATGACTGGGTAAGTTGTCCGCCAGTAAGTTCGGCGTAGTACGCGGAACGCAAGCCGCCAGACTTTTGTTCTACCGAACCGCTATCGAGAGTCCACCCATCTGGTGCGTCAGTAGAGCCATTCCACCAGAGGGCAAAGTCTTCATTGTGCAGCGATACTGGCGACTCGTCATAGAACACAGCATCAACGTCGCCGGAGCCTTCTAGCCAATCCATTGTGTTCAATGGGTACAGGTCTAGGTTGGGCGTAGCGGGGATAACCTGACGGTACGTCAGTCGGGTGTAGTCAATAGCCTTGTCTAATGCAAGGCGGAATTCATTGAGGGTGTAGTCTTCACGGTTGACTAGGATGTACGACTCACCAGTTGGTGGTGATACTGAACGCGCAGCAAACGTAGCCGTTCCAGTGGCATCGTTCCACCCGGTAATCAGCCGCTCCTTGTCGCTTTCATTGGTGGCGTCGAGGAAGATGAGGCGATCCCCTAAGTAGTAGGTGTTGTCGCCTGTAGTATTAACTAATCCTTCTAGTACGGCAGTAGTGGCGCTACCGGAGAGGACTTCCCCGGTGCGCCCGCCAATGCGACGAGCCGCGATGGTAATAAGTTCCTTGCGGCTAGTTGCCATTAGTGAACCGTCACAGTAGAGCCGGGAGTTAGTGGGTACCACTGGCATACCAGCGTGATAGCGCCAGCGGTTACGCCGTTGGTAATAGTAGCAATAATGTCAAATCCACCAGCAATAATGTGGAAGTTACCGCCTGCTGGAATCTCATCAATGTGAGTGGTGGGCGTAGCGTCCGCCCACACGTACCCAGTGTCAGGAAAATTGCTAGGGTTGTTGAGCGTAGTGGCTGGTAACAGATGCCCGGTGTTGCCGGTTACACCGACTGCGATAGTCCCCGTGCCGGTAATAGCGGCGTTGCTCCATCCAAATACTCGGACGGCTACATCGCCAGTTACATCAAACAGGGTCAGGGGCGATGAAGTGGTTTGCCAATCAACCGACATGTCATCGCTAGTATAGGTGGCGACGTTCCAGCCGCCCGTAAAAGGAATTGCGTATGGACTCGTCACTTCGTCACCTTCTTGGATGCTTCACGATTGAGGCGTTCGATCTCTGCTTCAGCAGCCCACAACTGTAGTTGCAGTTCGCCAATCTTTGACCTAATAACCTCAATCGTGAGTTCCATTTAACTTACTGCCAGTACGGGAGCCACGAAGCCACGCCAGCAACCTTGATAGGTAGCCAGCCAGCCTGAGTCTCCGATGCTGGGCGACCTGCGCCGCCAGCCTTTAGCAGTGTTGCTGTAGAACCAGTACCGTCAGCAACGCCCGTGCGGGCGAAGTTGACGTAGTTGCTTGCTGCGCTACCGACGTTCACATCACCGGTAGAAACCCCACCGATGGTGATTGCGCCGGAACCCTTGGCGTTGAATGTCATTGCTTCGTTAGTACCAGAAGAAATAACTTCAATCGCTACATCATCTCCCTCCGCTGCGCCGGTAATCTTAATACCGGTTACAGCGTCGGTGGTGGCAGCGTCTACCTGAAAGATGTAGTCAGTGCCGGTCTGCGCTACAGTCATAGCGTCAGCGGCGTCAGCCGTAACGTTGATAACGTCAAGCGCAGCCGAGTTTACGTAGCCCTTATTCGTAATGCCGGGGATAACAACTCCACCGAGTAGAGTCATTTCAAACCCCCTTAGTTACCAGTCGGGCGACGGTAGCAACCAACAATTGTAGTGTTGGTAGCAATGTTGATGCGAATAGTACCGTTGTCCTGAACGTAGCGACCAGCCGGGATAACTACCATGTATGGCTTGTCAGCCGTAAGGGTAATTGCCGAAGAGTTGCCAATACCAGAGTTCTCAGACGGTGGCTCATCGCCAGCAACAAAGGTTGCAGTAGCGCCGCCAGCGGCGTTGTAGAACGTAAAGACAAGGTGGCCCGTGTCACCCGCAGGAGCGGTGATGACAGCGACGTTTCCCGCCGTGACCGAAGTGCCAACCGAACCGGACGAGAAATCGCCGGACGAAGCGTAGCCAACGGTCGAGAAGTCCATGTTAGTTACTGCGACAGCAGTGTCAGCCATTTAAGTCTCCTCTCCCTTATGCTTCAGTTACGTCAATGGACGCCAGTGCGTAAGGACGAGTGACCTTAGCGCCGTAGACCATTAGACCGAAGTTGTTGGTGTAGAAACCGGTGGGCGCTTCGACCTGCTTAAACTTCGTAACCTGCTCCGCAAAGGTAGCAGCGTCATCGTAGCCAGCAATAATGGTCTTAGAGCCGGGGGTACCGCCGTCTGGGGTGTTCGTGGACACGTACACGCGAAGGCCAGACACAGTGTCGATACCAAGGATGCCCTCACCGTACTGAGAGACGTTCTCCGGGGTACCGAAGGACGAACGGCGTGGGTCTTTCTTAAGAACACCGGCATACCACGGGGGAACCACGCACCAACGACCGTCCTCTGGGACGAAGTTGTTGCTGAGGGTCACAGCGAGGTCAACAAGAATCTCAAAGGCGTCGTCGTCACCAGCGCCGGTGCCAACCGAAGTGGCAGCGGTCAGTTGGTTGGCGGCCTGTACGCCATCCTGAAGAATACCTGCAACGTACGTGTCAACCTCGACGCGCATGTTGTAAGCGGCACGGCTCATGGCCTCTTCCATGATGCCCTGTAGCGCCTGAACGTCGTCAACGTCGTCGTACTTGAAGCCGAACGTGCGGCCCTGATCAGCGATAAGCACGATGTCAGTCGTGGTTAGCGTCTGAAGGGACACGTCGGTGTTGCGGGTGTATGCACCAATTGAAATGTCAGCGACGGTCTGGATGCGAACCGAGTCGCCCTTTTCCTTGAGGATGCCTTCGTACTTGCGGTTGCATACGTTGGCGTAAACGAGAACACGGCGTAGAGCGCGCTGAAGTTCCTCAGCCCAAAGTTGAGGAATTGCACTCTGTACCGTTGATGGGTAAAGCGCCATCTTGGGTAGGTTCCTTTAGTTTGGCCCTAGCCTAGCGCAGCCCTGAAGAGTACATCTCGCGCTTTCTTGAAGTCGCTATCCGAGAGTTTACTCATCCAACGCTGCCGGTCGGCATCGGACATGTTGATAATTTCTTCTGCATTCATACCTCCAGCAATTGCACCTGACGGGGTAGTGGGCGCATTGGTGCGCCGGTTACTCTGTAGGTTGCGAGCGTTCAGTTCGGTTTCGACTTCCTTTTGAACCTTCTCGGCAATTTGCTTGTAGAGTTTTGAATCCTGCGGGACTTCATCAAGGGAAAGATCGGTTAGTGTCTTTGACTTAACTGTCTTAGCGGCGGCTTCCCACGTCTTAGAGGCAATGTCTACCATGCCATCCGGGTTATCTTCCATACTATCTAGAATGGAGCGGATAACTCCCGCCTCGGATTCTCCGAAGTTATTAAGAGTGGCTTCAACCCACGCCTTGCTCAGTTGAGACTTAACCCAATCCTCATTGGCTTTGACCATGAGTGGAGTCTGCTTGGCAAGTTGAGGCGGGATGTATCCCGTTTCCTCAATCTGCTTAATCAGATTCTCGTGGTAAGCCTGAGCCCGTGCGATAGACCCCATATCCTTGCGGAGTTCTGATTCAAAACGCTGACGGCCAATGTTTTCGCCGTCCTTGCGTTGCTTTTCCAGAAGCCCCTTTAGGTTAGGGAACTTGTCCGCAATCTTCAGGATTCCTTCATCGGATTCCAGCAGACTGGGATCGAACGTTGACCCGCCATCAGCCACAGCCTCGTTACTCCCGGCCACAGCATTCAGGTCTGGGGTGGTCGCACCATCTAGGTGTTCACCCATTCCCTCGGGCTGCTCCGATACGGCAACGTCGGACTGCTCAGTAGCAGTATCTGGCATCTTTCTCCTCGGGCTATCTGTATAAACAGATTAGCCAATATCCTCTAGGTTTGCCCCTGAAGGATACTGGCTAATTGTTAATCTGTCAACACAGATAAACGTTTAAGGAGTGCCAGCCATATTGGAATAAATAGCGTAAAGCAATTCTGTTTGGTCTTTAGTAAGTTTCCACTTTGTCTTATCAGTATCTGGCTTAGTTCTTTCTTCGTCAAACTTCTTTAACGCCTCTTGGGGGTGGCTTGCCATCCACTGCATTTCCATGAGGTTTTTAAGTTCGTTGTAAACTTCTACATACGGGTGCTGTTGAACCAATTTGTTGGCTTCAATAGAAGCAAACTCTTTTGGAATACCTCGGCCAATCAATTCCTTAGTAACGCCCTCTAAGGTGTTTTGATACCATTCGCCGTAGTTCTTTGAGTCACCCAGATCCTCAAAGTTTTCTTTCATAACGCCCCAAGCAAGGGGGTTGATTCCCCTGAACTGGTCTTCGGGGGTTAACTGCTCATACCGTCCACGCTCAACCTGCTCACCAACGGTAAGCGGCGAAGCCTTAACACCAGTCAAGCCAATAGCAGTCTTTGAAATGGGCTCTGTGCCAATTTCAGATACGCCGAATGGCAGCAATTGTCGCAGGAAATACTCAGGCGTACCGACCTCTTTGCCAGTAAATGTCTTACCCGAAAGCAAATCCCAAGCAATACCAACTGCCGGGGAGGCTTTGGTGCGGGCAATGTATGAGAAGTCACCCTTACCGGCAGAAGAGATAGCCCGCATCAGGGAGTCCCATGGGCCGAACAGGGATACATCGTTACCGCCAACATCACGGATACGCATGAAGTTTGGGTCGTCTGGGTTGAATGAGGTTTCCTCGCCACGGGCAGTGTTAGCAGCGTAGGTTAGAAGGGTGCCTACGCCAATTAGATTTCGTAGCGACTTAAAAGCCTGATCCCTAACAATGGGCTCTCCGCCTAATAGGGCGCTTCCCAGCAGGTCTAACTGAGATTGGAAGAATCTAGGGGCGAACGTTGCAATTTCACCCAAGTCTCCAGCAAAACGTCGGTTTGAGTAACCAGTCATCAGGTTGGAAAACTTAGTAATTTGCCTCAGTTCGTTTTCAGATAAGGCCCTTTCGCCAACATTCATGGCCCGGTAAAGTCCATCGTTTGAAAGCAGCCTGAGCGAATCGCCAAAAGAACTGAACGCACGTTCTGATTGAGCAACGCCGGGTAGTTTGCCTACCAATTTGCCAACCCTGCCAGATGCAGATGGGCTGAACTCAGTAACTCCACCTGAAATTTTGCTACCAAGAGAAGCCCAGTCGGCTGAGGTTAGCCTGCCCGCCTGCCTTGCAGAATCATCAAATGTACTAACAAATTTACCAAAGGCGTCAGGGTCAGCGATAGACTGAAGTGCTACCTTCATAGCCTTGCCGTATTGAATGGGGTGTGTAGCGGCTCCTAGAAGCCCCTGAATGCCCATGAATGACAGGTCGGCAGATGCACGTAGCCCGCGCATGATGTTGTTAAATGCTTTTGTAATACCCAGTACCTGAGAACCGCGACCAGAAAGTTGCATCTCTTGGTTAAGGTATTTGTTGGCTACGTTAGATACTTCTGCCGGGAATGAGGAACCGGTTAAACCGTAAAGACCAATAGACCCGGCTCCGGGTTCTTGAGAAGCGCGCTCTAATGCTGTCTTCCAAGTACCACGAATCTCGTTGAGGTCGGTTTTAGTTTGAATAAGAGCCTTCTGTAAATCTTCGCGGCTCATGCCAGCGTACGTGCCGCGCTTAACAGCGGCTGGCAACGCTGCTCTTAGTTCTTCAATGTCAGTAAAATCTGGGTCGCTGATAAAACGCTCAATTACCCTAACGGTGTCATCGTTAAGGCTCTTCTCTGCTACTAGCAATTTCTTCAGAGAGTTATCAATTGCGTCTTTCTTAGCAGCAAGTGCGGGGTTTGAGGCAAGCAGAGATTCCTTAGCGGTCATTCCAAGACCGCTTTCCTTAAATTGGTTAGTGGCCCATTGGTCGCCTACGCGATTGCCTAAATCACGAATGTAAGATTGAAGTGACTCTGAGAATGGGCTGTAGGTGTATCCCTGTTGGATACCAGTTGCCATTGTTCCAAATTCTTCAGGGCGCTCAAAGCCCTTCTTGGAACCGCGCATTGCAGATGAGGCACGAACCAGTGGCTGATCTACGCCTTCTTCTAAAGCACGACCACGGGGAAGGTAGAAACCGCCATCAATGATGTCAGCGCGCATGTTGGGCGTAACGCCCATTTCGGTAAGCGCCTGATTGAATGGCGCTAGTTCTTCACGAAGGCGTGTCAGCCCAGACAGTTGCTTTTCATTAAGGTCGGGGGCGTATAGTGGCAACTTAGCGGCAACATCTTGTAGGGTGGGCGCACCCCCGAACTGCTTGAGCCCGCCATTCTTGTCAGTGTCAAACAGGTTGTATACATAGTCAGCAAGATTACCAATGCGATTTGCTTGAGAATCTGTAACTTCTCTAATACGCCTGCGTTCTTGCATAATCGGCGTAGAGTATTCGTTGTCTAGTACCCCGAACCCAGTTGTTTCTTTTAGGTGATTTAGAAGTGTCTGTGTTCTGGAAAGTTCTGGCTCTACGTTTTTAATTCCAAATACAGATTCGGCTACTGTTTGCGGCTTAAATGCTTTTGCCGCTGATTCCGCACCAATACCCTTAGTAGCAAGGCGTGATGCTGCCAAACCGCCACCAAGTAAACCGCCAGCAACACCAGCGGCTAACTGTGCGTCTTCTGAAAGACCGGCCTTTTCTGCTAGATACTGACCGCCCTCTGCGCCGTATGTGCCAGCAAGGTTTAACCCTGCCGCGCTAAGAGCCCTTGCACCAAACGAGCCAATCTCTGGGCTGGCACCTAAAGCCTTACCGGCAATGCCTAGACCGCGTACTCCAGCAATGGGCGCAGCGCCCACACCGGCAGTAAGGAAGGTAAGTGGTGACGCCCCAACGTCAAATGCTGTACGCGCTAGACCGCCAGCATATGGAATGCTGCCGATGGTTTCACCAAGTTCAGTGCCATACTGCCTTCCCTGCGGGGAGACAAGGTTTAATGCGTACTCAGCAGATGACAACCCGCGTAGAGTGCGACCGCCAAAATCCCTAACCCCTTGAGGGACAACGCTTCGAAATAAATCAGCAGCCTCGCCTAGAAAACCTTTTTGCTCTGGCTGTAATTGATAATTACTTATACTTGCAGATTGCTGAGTTGGTGGGTTGTAGATGTCTCCCGGATACAACGGCTCAGCATAGAGTGGTTCGCTACTGCTTTGTTCTGGTTGGCTATTTGCTACTGAATACCAAGAGTTATCATTGACCATTGAAAATGCCAGTGTTGTTTTCTGGGGTAATCTTTGGCTTTGTTGAATTGGCGGCGTGCGTGGCTAGTCGCATTACAGCAAGAGAAAATTCAGTGGGCGCACCGCCATTGTTTACAGCGTAATTGTCTACTTGAAGAACATTACCCGGATTAGAGTATTGAAACTCTGGGTACTGCGTCTTCATGCGTTGCATACGCTGATGAGTCCACTGGGGCGGTTCTGACATAGCCATTATTTCTTGCCCTTGTTACGCGCCGAGATGGCCTTAGCCTTGCTCTTGGCGTCAGCCTTAGACGAAGCGCCCCACGCCTGAAGAGATAGGAGCAAGCGGGTTGGTCGCCCCTTTTCGTCACGCTCTGGCCCCGGTGAGTTACCCATTCGTGCTAGGAATGAAGCGCGTCGTGGGTTGTCGCCCGACTTGACTGGTGGCTTAAGGTTGTGACCTTCCGCACGAGCGGAGGCCCTTCCCTTCTCATTAAGGCCGCCAGCGGGGTTCTGGCCTTCCTTACGCTGCCAAGCCGGGGTCTTTGCCATCTACTTCTTCTTGCCCATCATGCGCTTGGCCTGCATCTTGTCGAGTTTCATGTCGGCCTTAGAGCCTTCCTTGTAACCCATCTTCTTGTCGCGGGCCTTGTCCTCACGGGACTTCTCGACCATCTTCATAGCCTTACCCATCGTCATCTTCGCCATTACTTTTCGCTCCAAATCTTAGCCTTGTTAGACTGAACAATAACTGCTGGATTCTGCATTTCGTCCATCAGGCGGGTCTTGTGTTCTGGGTCGTGCATGATTTCACGGTGCGTTTCCATCATGCGGTCTGGGCCGGTGTATGGCTTATGCATTACTTTGCTCGCTTTCGTCCGGTTGCGGACATCTTCGCCATCTTCTTCTCGCCGTACTTCTCACGGCCAATAGACGCTGCTACTGCTGCCGGGTTCTTGGCCCCACCCTTGGCAATAGACTTTTCGAGGGCGGCAAATCGACCACCGCCACCCAACTTCATGGACTTACCGGCCATTACCCCTTCCTACTCTTCCCTGCTTTTGACAGGGCAATTGCAATTGCTTGTTTCTTTGGCTTGCCAGCCTTTACCTCAGTCTTGATATTTTCTGAGATAACCTTCTGGCTTGAACCCTTACGGAGTGGCACTACCGAGCCTCCTATTCTGCCGTGTACGTCAGGGAAATAGGGAAAACCTTGTACCGTGCTAGGCCCGGTAGTGTCACGCCGACCTCCGCGTAACCTGCTGGCTTGCGCCTTCAGGTGCGAGAAGCGATGCTTGACGCAGGAATGTTTGCGCGGGGATACCGCGAGCCTGCGCGTTAAGAGAGCCAAGGATTTGCGCCACTACTGGGTCAGTTCCCGGAGTAGATGCGTATACCGCACTTGGCAAGTTTGCAGCCGTCCACGGAGTGCCGCTGAGGGCATTCTGTAGCGACTTGGTTAGGAAGTTGCGGGCTTCGGTTGTATCCTGCATTGGAAGTTCGCCAAATACAGAACCGTCAGTTGTGCCATTGGCGTAACGCGGGTAGTCCGTACCTTCAGCGTAACCTTCTAAACCAATAACATCCATTGGGTAATTATAACCCGGAATGTAACCGCCGCCAGATGATGCACCCATTTCAGCAATACGCTGCTCTGGAGTAAGCGGTCGCTGATAATTATCAAATCCGGTAAATCCCCGCTCTTGACCCCCCGGTGTGGAGCCATACAGGCGGCTTAAGAAACGGCTTGCCCCTCCTAGGGCATTCAATGCAAGATTCCCAGCGCCGAATGCGGGGGCAAGCATAAAGTTTCCAAGTCGTTCTTGACCTGCGCGAAGGCGCTGGTCAGCACTATATCCGGGAAGAACTTGACCGGGCTTTTGGTAAGCGTACTGACGGTTTGCTTCATCAATTGCTGCTTGTCCGTAGTAGTGCGGGCGGCCTTGCGTGGTAACTGCATTAAAGGGGGCGGGTACATAACCCATATCTTGTTCGCCCCAGTTATATACTGGGGGAGTGTAACTTAGTGGTGTTTCATAGTCAGAGGCATATGGGTTAACAGGATTTTGCATTTGCACTACTGGAATTACAGTAGTAGGCAGTTGCATGCCAGTTGGCGCTTTTGTTTCTGGCGCTGGCGTTGGAGTTGGCGAATATCCATGACTCTTAAGAAGGGACAGGGCCTCATCTCCGCGACCCGCAAGTGTCATTTGTTCTAAGTACTTACCTAAAGCGTAACCAGTAGGCTCATCTGTACCGTCAGCGTATCGTTGCGGCATGGTGCCCCCAAAGTATTTTGGCAATTCATTGTTAGGCACCACTTTAATAGGGGCCTTAGTTGGGTTGATAATTAGTTCTTCAGTACCGGCTGGCTTGCCATCACGGCGATCACCAACGATAAACTTTTCTTCGTTGGTCATGCCGCCTTCGGCCATGCCGCCACCGCCGCCACCTTCCCCGCCCCCGCCACTTCCGCCTTCTCCACCACCGCTACTTCCACTTGAAGAAGGAGCCGGTGTTCCTCCGCTTCCCCATGCACCTGCAATAGCCTGACCATTATAAGTAGCGCCACCAACTGGTACATTAGACTGGATCATACCGCCACCAAAATTTGTAGATGTTGGTGTATTGGACGTGGCGGTTGGATTAGGATTAAAAGGCTTAGGCGGTGCAGTTGTTTGGAAGTTTGGCATAGTCATTCCGGCAAATTGCGGAATATTTGGAGCCACAATTGGAGTGTAAGTAAACGGCGACCTCATTGCCCGGATTTCTTCACGAAGCCCGAGGTCTTGCGCCAGTGGTTGCAGCGACTCGTCAGTAATCTGATTGCCTTGGGCAAGGGCCGTGTTGGCCCTGCCCCAGCCGCTGTTAGCAAGCAAGGTAGAAGCAAGTTTAGCGCGGTCGCCGGGGTCGGCGGCAAGAACACCAATGTCTTTAGACAGTGCAGCAAGGCGTTCTTGCCTGCCAGCCTCAAATTGTGCGGTAGCCTGCTGAACTGCAAGTTGGTTGTTCTGGTTTTGAATAGCAACCTGAGCGTTTAGGTTTGCCTGAAGCGCCTGCCGCTGGAATTGCATGTCATTAATCTTGGCAGAATTTTCAAACATGCGCTGCTGAGTAGTGTTGTACTCAGCAGTTAAACCTTGGGCTTGCTCATATGCGCCCTTGTATTCTAGAAATAATTGAGCGCGTTTAGCAATTCCAATTTGCTCGTCTTGCTGATAAATTTTTCTAGTTTCATTGGCATTAGCAATATCGTCTTGAGTTTTTTTGTATTCAAAACTCTTTAGCCATTGTTCTGCCTCTTGCGCCCGTTGTGCTGCTGCGTTGGCAGCAGATACATTTGCCCCGTACATAGAAGCATTGGCGCTGATACGGGCGGAAGCGGATGGGTCTGGCGCTTGAACGCCAGTAAACCGCATTACCCCACCGGGAAGCGCCAATACGTATTCCCATTGGTTGCTTCTGCTGTTAAATCCAACCTGCCCAGTTAAATCACCAGTGGGTGGCCTTGTCTCATCTGGAACAAAAACAGGCTTACCGCCTACTAATTTCCATCCCATTATTGTTCTCGCTTCATTAGCGGGGATTCATCCACGTCGCGTACATATTGTTTAACAAGGTTATCATATACCCTTGGGGAAATTACTTTTAGCATGTCCATTACTCCGCGACGCGCCATGTCTTCTACACGGGCAATGCGCTGGCCTCGGTCTAGGGGCTTATCGCCCACTGTCTCGCCGTCTGGCCCAAGCATTGATGCAATGAGTTCCTTGGACAAATCAATGCACTGGTCAAATGCCTGCTGTCGTACTTCGTCCATCAGTTCTACGTTGAGGTTAGGCAAGTGCCGCCCCTGCCATGAGGTACTGGTTAGCCTCTCGTCTGCCAAGGGTTTGTGACAGGTCTGCCGCCATCCCCATACCGGGCTGGACTACACCAGAACTGTAGGCAACGTTTGCCCCACCGCTAGGGCCACCGCCCTGACCAAACTGTGCCGCTTCTCCAGTTTCTGAAGGCCGCATAGCCTGAGACTGCTGCACCATCTGCTCAGCGGTAGCAATTGCGTAGTTAGGGGATTCATTTAGTAGGGCGTAATTGACAGCGCCACGTACAGAGTCGGCCACAACCTTGATGATGGGCTCAACGCCGCCCGGCTGCGGGTTGGGGTTAGCGCCCGGTGGGAGAATGCCAGACATGACGTAGGTAACAACCTGCTGTACGTACATATCAATGACGGCTTGGCGCGAATCCTCAGTCTTGTCGTATTCCTCAAAGAACTTCTGGTAGTCAATAAGACCGCCCTTAAGAAGTTCGATACCCTGCTGTACGCGGATAGTGCGCTCGCCGGGAGTGTCAAGTTCCTGTGCCACAACAATGGAGTCGGTCAGGTTTTTGGGATCAAACTCAATAAGCGAGCGGAATTCACGGCGAGAACGACGTGAACCGGGAGCGGCAAAAAAGTAGATTGGCACATCGAGGTCGCGCATCCAGTCGTGCCACATCAGGATGATTTGCTTAACAGCCTGAGCGTGGTTGTCTACCGGCTGGCGTAGGGTTTCCTGAGACTGCTGGATAAGTTCACGCACCTGCCACGCAGCGGCGGATGCGCCAGCAACGCCGGAAGTTACCGGTGAAGGCATCATCTTGTCTAGTTGCTGTAGGTATACTTCAAGCATCTTCTCAATTGACTTAGTATCAATTGTCAGTTGCTTCAGGGTTCCGGGGTACGCTGCCGCCTCATTGGGGTCTAGTCCCGGTACTTCACCCGCTTCAACCATCTTGGGCTCACCGTCTTCAGTGCGAAGGGTTGAGCCATTGGTTAGTTCTACTACCCACCGGGGGATTCCATTGAAAGCGGCAGCGTTAGAAGCAAGCGTAAGAAGTTGGTTAATCTGTGGGACAATACCAAAAATCTGGTTCAGGGGTGTAGAGAACTCCTGACCGTGCAGTGATACGTCCGTCTGGAAGAACGGAACTTCTACGACTGGACAGGTTGGTACACCCATGATTGTGCACCCGTGTTCACCACGCCAGATTTCTGTCGCGGTATCCACTGAACCCTGCCCAGAGATAAGGATCACCTCCTCTGTGCGGGTGAAGAAACGAATGAGCGTATATACGTCAGACGATTCCCAGTCAGAGTTAAGGGGGGCTCCCTTCGGAATGCCGCCAACAATCTGGCCCGTTTTCTTGTCAACAAATAGGCCGTAGCGATCCATGTCCTCAGCGTCGATGCCCTTGTATTGAGCAGCGGTCATCGCCAGTTCGGAACCCGGAGCGCAATACTCGTAAGGAATTTCCTCAATGATTGCGGCCCACTTGATGCCATCATTGTCTTTTTCGCGCAGTACCATGTCGCGCGGGTATGGCTGGACAGTGAACAGTGAACGCCCAGACTCGAAATTCACCTCCATCGCACGCTTGCGACGGGCTGACCAGACATCGCCATGCTCGGCGTAGACCATCTTTCCGCCCTCTTCGTGAGGAACGGAGGCAATTAAGCCTTGCTTCTTGAGTTCTTCAACTTCTTCTTGGCTCTTGTCCGCGTACATGATGCGGTCAGGAAGGCCGAAGTTGGCGTCACGTGGGAGGGTGAGGTAGTACCCAGCCCCACCTACAGACATGGCCCAGCCCATCTGCCACTGAGCGTCACGTCCACCTGACTCAACCCACAACTGGGAGTCTAGGCGCTCCTGTGCGCCAGCCATCTTGTCTACCGTGTCAGAAATGTTGTTCTTGGTAGTAATTGGGATGACAGAAACTTCGGGGCGGTTCGATGCAATGCGCGCAGCGTAGTGCTGTGCAGCCTTAGCCGGTGCGCCAATCATGGAGCGGATGGCTAGAGAGGTCTTCTGGAAGGGCGCAGGGAGCAGGGTGCCGGTCTGGTTGCCGTCTGCAAAGTCTGCGGTTGCTTGGTTAATAAGCGAACGACGAACCTTGAGGTTCATCATTGTTTTTTCGTGCGCGTATCGGGTACGTTCTAGCAAACGTACAATACGGGAGGTAGAAAGCGAGTCATCCGTCACTCAGCACCGCCATGCTTGCGGGAGTGGGACTTCATACCAAAATCAGACTTGGCTTCAAACCCACAGGTTGAGCAGATAATAGCATCTTTAATGCTAATTTGTCTACTCTCTTCAACAATTGGTGGTGCAGTCTCTACTGATTTGGCCTTTACAAAGAATTCATCCGGCCATTTCTTTTTAGGCACACACATTCGATAATGTGCGTAATCAGTCTTAAAACGATAGCAGTTTTCACAACGGCTAGACACTGATATCTCCCCATCTCACGCCACTCTTGCGCCACTTACCAAAGGCAAATACTTCCATAATGCCCTCATGGCCATCGAGAGTGTGGTCGATGGCAAACTTTTCCTTGGGCGAAGTCTGTCCACAAGCGCAGTGGTAGCGGTAATCGCCATTCTTGTTGGGTACAGCGATGTCGTTCATACAGCATGTCTCCGTAGCGGCTTGCCGCTGAGGGTTCTATTGGGCAGTTTTGTTACACCGCGTAGCGCCCACGACAGTTCCATGATGGCGTAACGCCGTGCGTCCATAGCGTCAGCGTGGTGGTTTACCGGGGTCTTGGTGGAGTACCGGGTGCGGTCATTTGGGTCAGTGCGGTCTGACCAGCGGTATCCGGGGAATTCGCTAATAGAGTTTTTACATTCGGGGCTTATAGTAAGTTTGTCATTTTCCAACAGGAACGCAACCATGCCAAGGCCCTCGCCTCGGCGGTTGTCAGCACCACGAGCGGGGATACCTTGAGCCTGAAGCGTAGAGATAGCAACTGGTTCGGTCGGGTCACAAACAACAGTGCCGATTGGGTATTGGCTAAGGAAGTTGATCAATTGATCAACGCCCACCGTGCCCGGTTTGTAGAACTCGGCGTACTGATGTACATGATGATGTGAGTCCATCCCAAGGACTACGATAGCCGTAGGGTCGCCACCACCAAAGTCGATACCCGCTACCACCCGAATGCAGTCCTCAATAGGAACCCGCTGCTCCCCCACATGGCGGTGCCTATCGAACTGCGGGAACACCAGCCCTTGTCTGGCAACGAATGCATCGTCTTCTGAGTCTGGGTAGAAGGCGTCAAACTCCTCCGGCATGCCGGTATACGCCGCACGTTCTACCGCCAGCCACGCCTCATCACGCCCCGGACGCGCTGACCAAGGGATGAATACAGCGGTGTAAGGCGTTTCGCCCTCTGCTGAAGCCATGTACAAATCATGGAATAGGCCCGATGGCCCAAGCCTTGGGTTAGCAGTAGATAATGCAATAAACTGTCCACCAGCAGAAAGAGTAGGACGAAGAGCGGCATAGTTGGATTCTCCCCACGGGTGAAAGGCTAACTCGTCCATCACTGCTAACTGGAATGTGTACGAAACGCCAGCATCCTCTGACGACGGCAGGGCCATGATGCGCCCACCGGAGTCAAACTCAGCGTCGTCCGTCCTCCAGTTCACAATCCCCCTCTTGGACGGAGGCAGGGAGAACCATGCCCTCCGGCACCGGGTCAACAGTTCCCGCGCTTCTCTCTGACCTACGGAGAAAAGGGCCACTCGCCACCCTGAATACATAGCGCGGTACAGCGCATACAGCACAATGGCTTCCGACATGCCTAACTGGCGTGCCTTTAGGATGATTTCGGAGTTGCCCTGTTCCCACGACTCAAACCGTTCTAACTGATGCGGCCAACCTGTGAATGGAATTAACTCAGGCTTAATGGGATCGTCAGAGAGAATACGAACTATCTTAGAGAACTCAGTGACCGAAGGAGGTTTGGCCCGAGCGGCATCACGTTTCTTAATCAGCGAAATAGCCGCCAGTACCTCTAAGGGTACGTCGGTGGTATGAAGCGGCTGTTTGGCGGTTCTAGGAATCTTGGTTCCCGGACTTCGTGAACGGATAATACATGTTAATCATTATTACCCGACTTAAGCATGAGGTTAATTCTCTGCGCTTCTTGGATAAGTTCTGTTTCGTCTACCCCGTAGGTGTTAGCAATAAGCGAGATCGCCCGCACGTCCACTTCCCGCTTGTCACTAAACTCACGATGACGCTTGGCAAGGAGGGTAAGGGCTGAGACACGGGCTGCATGCGGTGCCGTTGGGTCGGTCGCGATCGCCCACCCCTCTCGAACGATGTCTTCAGCCGTTACCTCTGCCCGCTGGAATACTCGGTCACGGACTTTATCTAGTTCCCGGCTAATCCGTGGGTCTTTCATCAGCCGAGCAGCGGTTACGTCGGCGCTTCCTGCTGCATACCCGGCCCGGATAGCCGCCTGAGTCCCATTGTTATCAATAAGGTACTCTTGAACAAAGCGGGCTTGCTTCATTGTTAACTTAGGTCGTGCTGCCATGGTGATAGTGTATACACAAATTATCATTTGTCAATAACATGTGAAAATAACCTAGCATAAAGTGCCTAGTCTAGAAAAATATCCTGTATTTTTTCAGGAGTCTAATTACCTAGATTACTGACTCCTGTATTTTTACGGGGCGCTATGGCGTCTAAAGCGGGCTAAAAACACGTGGGCGGCACGGCCCTAAGGGGCCTCACGAGCCCGCTTACTCGGGCGTGGTACTTAGTGCCACTGCGCCACGGAAGCGCGCTGTAGACGCTTCCTGCGGGCTTTAGGCGCGGTTCTGATTCCCTTATTGCAGTGGCAGAAAAGGTGGGGGCTGGATTTTTTGTTGCAATTTGTAGCGGGGATGTCCCCCCGCGCGGCGCCGCCGTCGCGGTCGCCCGTCTCGCCGCGGCATGCCATGACGCGCGTGTCATGTATCGCTTGTCGTGACAGACAGAACAGCGTAACCGCCTAAGCAAATTAGCAGAATCAGCCGGGAGCGAGGGGTACCGGTACGGGGTCGGGGTATGACGTCACCTGCGACCGGGCCAGCGTGCCAGAACATCCGTTCTCCAGAACATCTGTTCAGCACGTCTGTCCTATCCGTCCACTTGCATATACGTCTTATCAATTCCTAGGTGGGCGCATCGCGGATACCCTACCTAGGTATGGCATCACCAAGTATCAACAAATTGATAGCACCGCCAGAAACTATCACAACTTTAATAGAAATTGACCCTAGATATCAATTTAATGTTACACACGGCGCGGCTGGCCTGCTTAACTGTCTCCAGTGGCAATGAACACCGGACACGAACGGAAGGGACGCACGAATGAACGCGGTGATGGTCAAGTCTGGCGGTCGGCAACTCCCGTGGCGCTTCGGCAGCGATCAGCACAAGCGCGCGATCCAGCGTGCGGACGCAATCGCGTCTCGCTGGCAGGTGGTCGCCAAGTAGAACGCACGTTCGAGTCTGGGGCAGAACGCTTGTTCTGACCCACTCGCGAACGGATGTTCTGTTCGGGATAAGGTATCGTTATGTTCACCGAGGGCGCATTGCGTCCGTGGGAAGTGCTGATGCGCGATCCCATCGGGCGGCAGCCGAAGGCTCAGAATCTACCGTGGCGATTCTCCGGGCGTGCTAGCACGCTGAAGATCAACGGCGTCGAAGTTGCGCGCAAGCCGCGCACGGTGAAGAACACGCGTTCTACTAGCGTCAGGCGAACTACTGCGCCAGTAGAACGGACGTTCGACAACAACGCCCGGCTGGAAATTTCCCGCGGAATTCGAGCGAATCTGGCGATCTAGGTATTGCACTTAGTATCGCGGCATGATTTGATCCTATTAGTGAAGGGACGGCACAAGTAATGCGGGCATACCACTTCCTGCAATACGACATGACCACATCTAGTGGGGACGAACCCGCGTGGACGGTGGGGGAGACACGCACCATTCCCGCTAACCGCAAGATCATCCCGTGCGAGTACGGCTATCACGCCTCGCCTACGCTGTTCGATGCGTTGACATACGCGCCGGGTTCTATTGCTTGTGTGGTGGAACTCGACGGCGACGTAACCCCGCACGGCAACCCGCCGGACAAGTACGCCGCACGTTCGCGGACGCTGATTGCCGCTGTTGACCTGACGGTTGCGTTGCGACTGTTCGCTGCTGACTGCGCCGAAAAAGTCCTCCCAATCTTCGAGAAGGAGCGACCAAACGACGACCGCCCACGCAAGGCGATCGAGGCAGCGCGCGCCTACGCCGGAGGCGAGATCGACGCTGCGGCGGTGGCTGCGGCGTGGGCTGCGGGGAGGGATGCGGCGATGGCTGCGGGGAGGGCTGCGAAGAGGGATGCGGCGAGGGATGCGGCGAGGGCTGCGGCGA